TACCGATCCGGGTTCTTTTGGTTGAAAGTCTTCTCTTACAGGAAGCAATCACACGGATCAAAATGCCGCTCACCTACCTTCGTCGTGTTAACAAGTTTCCTTCTCAAACTGGAACTTTCAGCGACCCTTATGCCGAAGAGGCCATCTATTCCGTATCTCCGGATTCGGACCATGGGTGGTTCTCTCAGATCTCCAAAGAATGGCATCGTCCCTCCGGGGAGAGCCGTCTTCTTGATGAAGGCCTGCTAAAGTACGACATTACCACCCCGAAAAGGTGCTATGATGGCGATTACTTGGCCATCCTCAAGCAGACTTTGGACGAGCTGAGACCCTCCAAGCGCATCGTCCCCCTCACCCTAGGCGCCGCCGCCTTGCACCCGGACTTCCCGAAGACGACGTCCCCAGGTTTTCCCTGGGTACATCAAGGTTTCCACACCAAGAAGGATGTTCTCGAGAGCAAGTCGGCAACTGGGCAAATTCATCGCGCCTGGGACATGATTGGGAAAGGTCATCCCTGGTCACTCCCCGACTCTATCGCCTTCCACCGCGTTGTTGCGTCTCCACGCGACAAGACGAAGGTTAGACCTGTCTGGGGCTACCCCATTGACGTTGTCCTCGAAGAGGCGAGGTTCTTCCTCCCCCTACTTGAGTATCTCAAGAAAGACGTCAATGTTCGAGACTCCTTCTACGGCCTGGGCATGGAAACTGCTCGCTCTGGCCATGAACATCTAGCCCGGTCCTTTCACCAACCGGGCATTCAACTTAGTCTCTCGGGCGACCTGACAAATTTCGACGCGCGTGTTCCAGCCTGGACAATTCGCGATGTATTCGCACACACATCAGACTGGTTTGACTTCTCGAAAGTCATTGATTCGGAAGGGAAATATTGGAACGTCAACACTGATCAGTCGTGTCGCAGGTGGAAAGCGATGGTCTCCTACTTCATTAACACCAAGGTGCGCTCACCTTCTGGTCTTAGGATCAAGAAGTCGAGTGGCGTACCCTCTGGCTCGATGTGGACCAATTTCATCGACACCTGCGTCAACGCTGTTCAGTTCAGGACCGCGCTCTATCGTGTCACGGGATCCCTACCCGCCAAGGACTATTACTACGGTGATGACAGTCAAGTCTTTCTGGCGGTGTTAGCCATCTCGCTTGAGGCGCTAGCTCACGAGTTACTGATAACGTTCAACGCTATCCTTTCAGTGGACAAGACCATATTGACAGATAATGTCGAAAACATCCACTGGCTTGGTTACTACTACAGGCCAGGCGGTCCACGCCGCTCCATGGATTTCATTATCGCGTCAACTCTTTTCCCCGAACGTGAAGTCGACTCACCCGTTGAGTCTTGCGCTCGTCTCCTTGGCCAACTGTATTCTTGCATGGATCCCCATGCCTCTGTGCGTTTCTATGACTGTATTCGATACATCATGGAGAAGTACGAGCTGACTAAGCAGTTTGTTAACGACTACGTTTCCTCTAAGCCGTCAAAAGCTTTTAAGTATTTAACAACTCTTGGTCTCGAGATGTCCGACATCAGTCTTCCTGACTGTTTTGTCGATCCATTCGGAGACAGGTACATTCCGTCTGTGATGCCGCGACCCTGCCCACGCCATTTCACGCCCTTCCGGAACGTTCACCTCCCTGCCTACGCGTTCATCCCTGAGGCTTACCAAAACCGCTTCCTTCGTCAACGAACCTTCAAAGATTTTAATCTATTCACTCAAACATTTTCTTTTTATGATGAGTTCGACGAGGATCAAGCCTACTTCACGGACTAGCACGTTGTTCAAAACGATTC